TAAGATCAAATGTTAGATTCCCATACGCGGCATCTACAGGAATGAAAAAAGGTGGCTCTGTTAAAAAACAAGGCTACAAAGATAGAAAAGACGAATCGATCGCTATGAGAATCAAAAAGAAAAGAACTAAGAAACAACTTAGAGCTTCTGCTAATGAATCTTATGGTAAGTTTGGTTCTAAAGCTAAGAAGTCTGGAAAAATTAACAGATAATGAAAAGTTTTTTTAAAAAACTAATTGACAGGATCTTTGGAAAAAGATGTGAGTGTAAAACTAAAGAAGTGCACCACCCAATGATTTGTGTTGATTGTGGAAAGGTGTCTTAGTGTCCAAAAATTGGATTCAGTCAGTTAATAAGTCTATTAAGAAAAGAGGCACTAAAGGAAAGTGTACGCCTATAACAAAACCTGGATGTACAGGCAGAGCTAAAGCTTTGGCTAAGACATTCAAAAAAATGGCGAGAAACAGAAAAAAGAAGTGAACATTAAAGAAGCAATTTTAGAGGCTTTAAGACAGAGATACGAAGCGCAAATAGCGGAAGCTGATGCTCTTGTAAATCTCTTTTTAAGACATTCTGTAGGTATTGGTGAACACCCCCAGAATTTAGAAGAAATAGATAAACAACTAGGAAAGATATCTCAAGCAGAAGGTAAATTAAGTGCTTTAGATGAGTTCCTAATACCAAGAGAGGAAAACATTGAAGAAAAAGAAAAAGACTAAAAAGAAAAAATACAAAAGAGCTAGAACTAAAAAAGGTCATTACAGAAAAGACGATAAGAGTACGCCTTTCTGGAATGAAGCTTGGCAAGGAGGAAAATCTCCTAAGAAGAAAAAATTAGCATTTCAAAGAGTTTTAGATTGGTTATTGAGATAATGGAAGATTTTACATACATAAATAAAGTTAAAAAGATTATAAAGATGAGGCATGATGATATCGTATCAGCCATGGCGTCAGGCGGGGTTGACAATATGGAGAAATATCAATATATGTTAGGACAGATACGAACGTATCAATATATAAGTCAGGAAATATCCAGCCTGCTAGAAAAAAAGGAGCAAAAAGACAATGAAGGAACAGTTATCAACATCAACGGGTCAAAAGCCCAAGATCGAACTACCGAATAAAGAACTAGTTGGAGTTAAAAAAACTCCTAAAGAACCTAGAAAACAACAAGATTTAAAATCAGATTCAGCTAAATTACCAAAGCCAACAGGTTGGAGAATTTTAGTTTTACCTTTTAAACAAAAGGAAAAAACTAAAGGCGGTTTAATTTTAGCAGAAGACACCATCGAACGATCACAGGTTGCATCTACATGTGGTTTAGTATTGGACATGGGTCCTCATTGTTACGACAAAGAGAGATACCCAGAAGGTCCTTGGTGCAAGAAGGGTGATTGGATTGTATTCGCAAGATATGCCGGATCACGTATCAAAATAGATGGGGGTGAGATAAGACTTCTCAATGATGATGAAATCTTAGCGACCGTGGAAAACCCTGAAGATATATTCCACGAATTTTAACAAACATAGGAGGAAACTATGCCAAGCAAAATAGACGGCGAAGAAAAAACAATAGAGTTAGATGACAAAGGCCCTGGTGCTGAAGTTATCTTTCCAGAAGAAAAAAAAGAAACAGAAAAGGAGAGCAATGAACCAATTATTGAAACTATCGAAAACGATAGTAAGCCCGATGATACACCTGAGAAATCTGATGAGTCAGTGGATGTTCGAGATGAACCGAAGCAGGAACTTAAAGAAGGCGGCGAAGTTAAGGAAAAAGCTGTGGAGTCAGGGAGTGATCGGAAATCAGATAACGCTAGAGAAATTGAAGAGTATAGCGAAGGCGTTAAGAAAAGAATAGCCAAACTCACGAAGAAAATGCGTGAAGCTGAAAGGCAAAAAGAAGAAGCCATTCAGTATGCTAGACGTGTTACAGCAGAAAAGAATGAATTAGGAAAAGCTGCTACAAGTTTAGATAAAAATTATACAGTAGAAATGGAAGGAAGAATTTCATCTTCTATTGCAGCGGCTCAATCAAAGTTAGCCATTGCAAGAGAACAAGGCGATGCCAAAGCTGAAGTTGAAGCTCTGACTAACATTTCTCAATTGGGGTATGAACAAGGTAAGCTTGCTGAAATTAAAAGTAAGCATGCTATGGAAGAAAAGGAAGCAAAAGCTAGACCTACTCTTCCAACACAACCTGCTCAAGCTGCCCCGCCACCTGATCCTAAAGCCGAAGAATGGGCTGCAAAGAACGAGTGGTTTGGTAAAGATAGTGCAATGACTTACACTGCATTTGATTTACATAGACAAGTTACCGAAGAAGAGGGTTTAGATCCTCAATCTGACGAATATTATGTTGAGATAGACAAAAGAATAAGGTTGGAATTTCCGCATAAATTTGGTAAGACTAAGGTAGAACAGACCAGTAAACCTACACAAAACGTTGCCTCTGCAACGCGTAGTTCAAAGACAGGTCGCAAATCTGTGAAGCTCACGTCTTCGCAGGTCGCAATAGCGAAAAAACTAAACGTGCCATTAGAAGAGTATGCAAAACAATTAATCACGAAGGAGGTATAAGCATATGACAAATAAAAAACCAACTCGTGCGAGCCAAAGTCAAAGTGACGTAACAAAAGTTACATCACAAGCAGCAACGGTAAAACCGAAAACTGTTTCAAAACCTTGGACTCCACCATCGTACTTAGATACGCCCAACGCGCCAAACGGATACCGACACAGATGGGTCAGGATTGAAACTTTGGGAGTTCCCGACACGAAAAACATACAAGGACGCTTAAGGTCTGGTTATGAATTAGTAAGGGTCGATGAATATCCAAAAGATGATTTCCCAGCTATCCAAGATGGCAAATACGCTGGAGTAATAGGTCACGGAGGCCTTGTGCTGACAAGGGTACCTGAAGAGATCGCGCGTCAACGTCAAGAGTATTTTGAAAAACAAGCTCGAGACCAACATGATGCAGTAGATAACGATCTAATGAAGGAACAGGATAGTAGAATGCCTATCGATATCGATAAGCAGTCTCGTACCTTCGGTGGCAAACGATAGTTAGAAAAAATTTTTAACGATCCAAACCAACGAATTAACGTTAACCGTAAGACTACGGATAGTAGTTTTACATAAGGAGAAAAACTATGGCAAACTCAAGTTCAGTAGGTTTCGGATTGAGACCTATTAGAAAAGTTGGTCAGAATGACAATAACGGCGGTTTGACAGAATACAATGTAGCAGCTAGTTCAGCTGCAATGTACCAGAATGATGGCGTGGAAGCGCAAGCTACTGGTGACGTTGCAATTGGTGCAAGTACAGATACATTGATAGGAAGTCTTAACGGAGTTTTTTTCACTGACGCAACAACAAGTAAACCAACGTTTGCAAACAATTTAGCAGCTAGTAATACAGCTACTGACATTGTGGCATACGTAAACGATGATCCTTACCAAATGTTTGAAATTAGATCTGACAACACGGGTGCTTCGGCAGCCACTGATGTCTTTAATAATGCAGACATAACTGTCGTGGCTGGTGACGCTACAACTAACGGTATTTCAAAAACTACCCTTAAAGATAGCTCACTAACTGGTGGCGGTACTGGATCGGCGCAATTAAGAGTAATGGGCGTATCAAGAGACCCGGACAACAACGACTTAACGTCGGCTAATGTTGTTTGGAGAGTTATGATTAACGAACACTTCTTAAAAGCGACAGCTAGCATATAATAGGAGTATATAGACAATGGCAATATCACGTAATCAACTAGTTAAAGAACTAGAACCTGGTCTAAATGCACTATTTGGACTAGAATATAAACAGTATGAAAATCAGGCATCTGAAATTTATACTACTGAGTCATCTGACAGAGCTTTTGAAGAAGAAGTTATGTTGTCAGGTTTTGCATCAGCAAGAGTAAAACCAGAAGGATCTGGAGTAGCTTTTGACAATGCACAAGAAACTTTCACAGCTAGATACACTAACGAGACAATCGCTCTCGCTTTTGCAATCACTGAGGAAGCTATTGAAGATAACCTGTATGACAGACTTGCTTCTAGATACACAAAAGCACTAGCAAGATCTATGGCGAGCACGAAACAAGTTAAAGGAGCGGCACCATTAAACAATGGACAAACTGGAGGTTCTTTTACTTCTGGCGACGGCGTAACTTTATTCAACACGGCTCACCCTACGATTGCTGGAACTTTCAGTAACACGTTAGCAACTGCTGCGGACTTAAACGAAACTTCATTGGAACAAGCTTTGATCGACATCGCTGCTTTAACTGATGAAAGAGGTTTAAAAATTGCTGCTAAAGGAACGAAAATGATTGTTCCTTCTGCATTACAATTTACTTCTGAGAGATTGATGAAATCTCAAGGTAGAGTAAGCACAGCTGATAATGATATCAATGCAATCAGATCAATGGGTATGATTCCTCAAGGTTATAGAGTGAACAACTACCTAACTGACACTGATGCTTGGTTCATCATTACAGATGTTCCTAACGGAATGAAGCACTTTAACAGAGCACCTCTTACAACTAAGATGGAAGGGGACTTTGATACTGGCAACGTAAGATACAAAGCTAGAGAAAGATACGTTTTTGGCGTATCAGACCCTAGAGGTATTTTTGCATCACCAGGTGCTTAATCAGTAAGTAACTAAACATTTAATGGGGCCGCCTTAAAACGGCCCCATTTTTTATGCAGCATAGTAAAACCATGGAAAAACCCTACAAAATCAAAATTAGAGCATACGGATACGCAACCGAATTTGATGTCAAAGCCAAAGATGAGGCTAAGTCATTGGAGGATGCTATAGTTGACAAACTAGGAAAAAATGATTATAAATGGGATAAATCTGATTTTTATGATCGGAGAATAAAATGGTTAACATACGAGGAGATTGTAAATGACCCAAGACCTTTACAAACAAAAAACATCCTTGGAGTTGAGCTGGCAACAAGAGTATAATCAACATGGTAAATATACTCTTGATATGGTCAGAATTGATAACAAAATCAAAGAAGTTATCAATGAAATCAAGCTTGAAGAGGCTAAAATTGCTGATAGAGAAAACGCAATTGCTAATTCGGCTCCACAAGTTTCAGTAGCTACTTAATCAAAAGCTACATCGCTGGAAAAGCACTCCACATCACAGGTTCTCTTGCACTCTACTAAAATCTACTATATAAATAACTCACTATACATTAAAAAAACAAAGTAAATGTAGACGCGTATAGTCGACTTCCCCTAGGGACTACATTTAAAATATTCTAGGAGGAATATTATGGCAACAACTACATTTTCGGGACCGATAAAAGCGGGAACGATTAAAAACACAACTGGGACTACAGTCGGAACAGACATGGCGAATGTCGGTTACGTAGTAATGGCTCAGTCTGCAGCAATCTCACAATCTACAACTGCGGCGGCTTCAGGAATTGTTATTCCTGCGCACAGTCAAATTTTAGAATGTACGGTTTATGTAACGACTGCATATGATAACTCAGCAACTTTAAGCATTGGAACTACTTCATCTTCAAATGAATTAGCAACAGCTGTTGCGGTATCAACTATCAACACGATTAAATTAGCATCACAAGCGACAATTACTGATGCTGATGCATGGGAAGATGTTGGGGGTACAGATGTTAAAATCTTTACTGACTCTTCTGCAACTACTTCAGATACAGGAGTTGCGACGTTGACGGTAACTTATGCGCAACAAATATCGCCAGGATTACAGGCGTAATAAATAATTAATTTATTGTGGGGCTTCGGCCCCACATGAATTTTAAGGAGAAAAAAATATGTCAAGTTTTTCAGATGTTAAACAAAGTATACCTTTAACAGCAGATGGTTTGGTTCAGAAATATGTTAAGACAGTCGCAACTACCATTTCTGCAGGCAGAATTATGGGTGTTTATGGTCAAGCAACTGCAGCTGACGCTGAAATAAAAATTTATAATGAAGCGGATAGTTCTAAAACAGCTTCTAAATTAGTATTTCACGTTAAGTTTTCAAATGCTGATAACCACGGACAATCTTTTGATGTGCCCGGTTTAGGGATTAAATGCGAATCAGGTATGTACGTTGATTTAACAAATTGTGACTTCTGTACTATTATCGGTACATTTTCATAATCGAGGTAGCCCATGGCGAACACTACTTCTGGAGCTTATACTTTTGATAAGACCTTTGCGATAG